AGTGGGGATGTGGTGGTCAATGGTATTTCATTAGTACATCATGTGCATGGTGGTGTAGAGTCTGGCGGTTCTACAACATCGGGACCAGTATAGGAGGTATAGATGTATATCGGTTATTTGGCGGATATAGTATTTTATACAGCATTAGACAATGTTCTTACTGTATCAGATGTAACGCGTTCAGGTAGTGCTAGATGGGAAAAGCATAATTTAATGCTAGAAAAACCAGTTAAACAATTCAGTGGTCCGGACGTAGAACAAATTACATGTAAGATTCTTATTTCTTCATCACTTGGACAATCTCCAGATAGTACTGTTAAGAAGTTGCGCAAATATCGCGATACAGGGGCTGTATTGCCTTTTATTATTGGCGGTAAACCTGTTAGTCAAAACTACTTTGTCATTATGTCTATGAGCGAAGATAGCCTATTCACGGATGCTTATGGTAAGACGCAATCTATTGAAGTATCACTAACTCTTGAGGAATATCCGGACAAGAACACAGTAGAAGAAAAGTCCAGGCTTAACCAATATGGTCAGAAGTTTAACAAAGTTAATACGATATTGCGGAGGTTCTAGCCATGTCAGCAACGTATGAAATTAAACCAGTTACGGACAACAGGATATCGCTAGCACCTGAAAGTGAAGTTGCTGAGATTTTGCAGAATGTGCAAACGATTATTTCTACTGTTCGTGGTAGTGTGCCACTAGATAGGGAGTTTGGTATTGATGGTCGCATTATTGATATGCCTATTCATCAGGCACAAGCGCATCTATCTAATGACATATTCCAACAAATTAAGCGGTACGAACCACGTGCCAAAATTAGTGATATATCCTTTACTGCCACACAAAATGGTGAGTTGATTCCGAAAGTGATGGTGACTGTATGAGATTATCTGATTTACCTAATGTTGAGTTTTTTAACACAGATAAAGAACACGTTCAACAGAAGGTATTTGATATTTACACAACAATAACAGGGCGAACCTTGGGAGAGGGCGACCCTGTTACTTTATTTTTAAATGTAATTTCGGAAATTATTATCCGATTATTAAACGATGCAAATTATGCAGCGAAACAAAATCTATTAGCCTATGCAGAAGGTGATAACTTGGACCATGTTGGAGTAGTGCCTGCTGCCGTTGAGCGGTTACAGGCAACAAAAGCGACTACAACTATCCAAGCAACATTGTCAGCAGTGCGTACGAATTCTGTCATTATTCCAAAGAGTACAAGGATATCCACAGAAGATGGTGAATATTTTGCTACTGTTGAGGATTTGGTAATTCTACCAGGTCAACTCAATGGATCCGTAAAAGCGGAAGCACAACGTACAGGCGCACAAGGTAATGGGTTTAAACCAGGTGAGATAAGTACAATTATTGACCCTATAGCGTATGTGGATGCGATGAGTAACACTACATTATCTGAAGGAGGTTCCGATACAGAAGATGACGAAGCCTATCGTGAGCGTATTCATGAAGCTCCTGAATCGTTTTCTGTGGCTGGTCCTGAAGGTGCCTATGAGTATTTCACAAAATCAGCATCACATCTTGTGGCCGATGTAGGTGTATCCTCTCCACATCCTGGGGAAGTTAACATCTATCCATTACTATCTGGTGGTGGTATTCCAGGTGAAGAATTACTCAAGACTATTACGAACTATTTGTCTGATAAGAAACGTAGACCTCTAACTGATAAGCTCACTGTATTAGCACCTACTACTACTCAATATAACATCGACGCCAAGTATTACATTGAAAAAGGCGCTGATGCAACTGTTGTAAAAGCGAAGGCAGATAAAGCGGTCAATGATTATGTAATATGGCAGAAATCTAAATTAGGCCGTGATATAGTGCCTAGTCGATTAGTGCAAATGCTCATGGATGTATCTGGAATTAAACGCGTTGAAGTGACGGCGCCTGTATTTACTCCGATTGCAGAACAAAGTGGTGTGGCAGTAGCCAATACAATCGCCGTAGTGTTCGCAGGAAGTGAGGAAGAATGATACGTGATAGTAAGTATACCAGCGCGGAACATCTTCCATCCTCAATCGACAGGGAGCCAATTAAGGCCATTGCTAAAACGTGGGATGAAACGCTAGCTGAATTCATGAACACGAATACGCTGTTATTGTGGTCATCGATTGATACTGAATCAGAGAGTGTAATTGATCACTTAGCGTACCAATTACATGTAGATGATTATGACAGTGGATTACCAATAGCAACGAAACGTGAATTAGTAAAGAATTCAATTGATATTCACAGACATAAAGGTACACCATATGCAGTTGAAAAAGCCGTACAAACTGTATATTCTGATTCGAAAATTGCAGAGTGGTTTGAGTATGGTGGTAAGCCTTATTATTTCAAGGTTACGCTCATTACAGCACCATTAACTGGTGAATCGGACATTGCTAAGCTTGTACGTGCTATTAATACGGCAAAGAATGTACGGTCCTGGTTAGATGGTATTGAATTCATTCGACGAATTAACTTCAATAAGTATTTCGCCGGGTGGTGCGGTGTATCTAAGAAAGTGAATATTAAATGTGATTTCACGAATGCATGGCGTATTAATTTAAATACCCATGTAACGTCTTACACTGTTGAATCTAAGAAAACGAAGATTAATGTAACGCTAGATAATAGCGTTAGATAGGAGGAATATATGGCAGAATGGTCAAATGCAACCATGACGGATGTCGGTGCCGATTTGCAAGCAAAGGTAAATGCAGGTAAAACGAAACTGACATTTACTAAAATTAAAGTCGGTAGTGGTGTTAACGCAACGAATCCATTGGCACTAACTGATATAATCTCTTCTAAATGGGAGACTACGAATTTCGTAGTAAAACAAGAAGGTAAAATCGTAAGCGTTGATACATTTATTACCAATAATGGAATTACGGAAGCTTTTCGCATGTCTGAAATTGGGTTATTTGCACAAGATCCTGATAAAGGTGAAGTGTTGTATGCGTACCTTACAGACCCTGAACCAGACAGAATGCCGGCAGCAGGTGGCTCTGTAGTTGTATCCCAAGAATTAACCATTGGAATGATATTTAGCAATACAGGAAACGTATCGCTAACAGTTAATATGGGGGCATTGGTAACGCATGAGCAGTTAACAGAAGCCGTTAAACAACATAATGATGATGAAAATGCACATGGCGGACTTCTTCAAAATTTAAAGAGTCAATTAGCTACTCATAACACAGATATTTCATCCCATCCAGCTATTACGGCTATGATTGCCAAAATCCTTGGTGCGACTAACTGGCAAGAAAATCCAGTTGCTACTTTGAAAGATATAAAAAATCTTCTCGGAATGGGTGGCATCGTGGCCCAAAGGCTTGAGGAGAATGGGTTTGTGAAGTTTGCAAATGGATTCACTATCCAATGGGGAGTAAGTGGTGAGGATGGACAATATCATAATTGGATAATTCCTTATTCTACCTGCTTTTTTGCTAAGGCTGAATACAAAAATCCACGTGAAGCAGATTGGAATTTAATCACCGAATATGACCAATTAAAATTCAAAGTATGGTTCACGAATGATAATGTATTTAAGTACCCAAATATCAAATGTAGTGTGTTTTCGTTTGGTGTTTCTGCTTAATGCCCAATAGCTAAATATACAACGCCATCAAGAGTAGAAGGTGCATGACTGGCATCAGCAACAAGAGTGAATCCTGCGGTGCTTTTATTAGTGTGATAGAACACCTCATTACCTCCTACTGACGTTTTATGTTCTATAGATGGCCAGACGCCTGAACACTCATTATCAAAAGCTGTAGGAAATGTAATGGGATAAGTTGTTCCATCATACACGTATACGCTTTTCTTGTATCCCCATTGGTTATAAGCCTACTGTAATCCAGTATAACCCCGTACATCTATCATCAACACAAGCTTTAAATGACGTAAGCGTTTTATCAACTCTACTAATAGCAGTACTTCTATCTAAATTACTATCATACGTTGGATTCCCTAAATATTCGGGAACTACTACAGGAATATATTTAGAATTATATGGTAGCAATAAGCTAATAGCGAATTGGCGATATGTAGATAGATTATCTGTTTTATATCCCCATTGGTTAATTAGTAACCGATGGTAAAATAAGCAAATCCTTGGGCTGTACCGCTAGACTTACTTTCATCAGTAATTAATTTACACCCCGTGTTGGATTCATTTGTATAGTAGATTGTATAATTGCCTCCTTCCACACTATTACGTTTTAATACTGGGAAAATACAAAGGCATATACTAGCATATGCAGTAGGAAATATTACATCGTAATTGTATCCATCTCCAATTGAAATATTCTTCTTACTTCCCCATTGGTTCTAGGGCAATAATTCAATAGCCTTACGTAACTCACGCAATTCTTTATGGGTATAGACTTTAGTTGTAATATCTCCGTGCTTATGACCAAGAATTGCACGAGTCGCGGTAGGTGATGCGCCATATTTATCTAGCAGTGTGGCCACTGTATGGCGGCAGTCATGTGTTGAATGGGAACATTTGATAGCTGTCATTACTGATTTAAATTGCTTGCTAAATTGAGCATAAGAAATAGGTAATATCTTGTCAGATGAATTCTGATACAGAGTTGAAACTATTGGTAATATTCGACTATGAATAGGAATTAACCGATTACGGCCAGCATCAGTTTTAGATTGACGTACTATAAGGCATTTAGTGCGGAGGTTAATATCGTTTTTACGTAACGATAGCAATTCACCGCATCGCATTCCGCTATATAGGAGCATTAAAACTCCGTAAGTAGCGGTAGTATTAAGGCTCCATAATCGATTAATCTGTTGGCGAGTGAATGGCTTGTGAGGATATACGCTGACATCATGGCCAAGATTAAGAAAAGAGGTGTAATCCTTAATATCAATGTCATTAACAATTGCATACTTAGACAGTAATGAGAGTAACGTGCGTACCTTCTTAGCAGATGCATAAGAAAGGCCGTTATCTCTCATGCTATCAATCACGGATTGCATATCAGAATATTTGATTAAGTTAATAGGAATGTTAGAAATTGATTGAATATGATCATAGGCAATGCGATATGATTCAATGGCTGATTTACTCACAATTCCAATACGAGTAGGCAGCCATTTTTTATAAATACTTTTAAGCGTTTCAACGCACGCACTTTGGCGGTGCATACGGAGATACGCATTTCTTGGGTAGTGCTTAACAGTACTATTCATATGTTTCTCCTATTAATAACGAAAGGATAAAAGAAATGAACAATTATATTCATGTCCTTGATGCAGATGGACGTCGAATTACGTCCATCGTAGATAATATGATAGTACCTATCGGTGAAGAGGCTTTGCTTGAGCAAGCTAAAGAGCAATATCCTGATGCTGCTCAATATGTATATGGCGGAGATACCATGTTAGATGCTTTTCTCGATGGAAAAGTTTATAAAAACGGCATATTCGAAGACGCACCAGTAATTGAATACATCCCAACAAAAGAAGAAAAAATAAACGCCATAAAAGACGAATATGAACCACGATTTAAAACACTGGAAGAGGCTCAACGCCGATTGTTACTTATGGGGAAACCTACTAATGCAATTAGTGCTCAATATATCAAGTTGAATAGCGAAATGGTAGCACGAATCAAGGAGGTGCAATAATATGCCTAAATATATCGGTGATAGTAAAGTTCCTGTAATGGAATTCTGTGAGTACTGTTGGGAAGTACTCAATGATGATGGCACGTGTCCAACTGTAGGATGCGTGCACAATGATTTACTCTCTTTAAACGAAAGCGAAGCCGAACCAACGAAAGGAGAATAGATGCAAGAAATAGTTACTTTTATTAGTGAAGCGTGGAAGACCTTATCCGAGTCGTTCGCCATTAAAGCGGTACTTGCGATTATTGCTGAAGTAGCAATATATATTCTCGGTTTAAAACACATTCAGGTATTAGGAATATTCATCATCCTGGTATTTCTTGATTTAATCACTCGTTGGTCAGCCATTAGCTATAGAATGCTAATTGATATGGGGGCTAATCCTGATAATATAAGCAGTTGGGATAAATATGTTGCTATTCCTGCAGCATGGGGCAAAGGGTTAATATCATCTAAACACATGCGGAAGCCTTTTGTTACAAAAGTTTTAACATATTGCCTAGCGACTGGCGCTGCCTGGTGTTTCGATTACATGGCCGGTCAATACGCTTTCGCTGTAAATCTAGTGTGGTTATATCTCGGATCCGTAGAGTTTTTATCTATTTTGGAAAATATGCGAGATGGTGGAAATACAGCTATAGCAGGACTGCTCGATGTAGTACATGCCAAGGTAGATTTGATTTTAAAAAAATAATATCGCACTGTTTTGGTTGCTACGTTCATATATTAGAAACGTAGCTTTTTATATTTGAAAGAGGTGTACTTATGAAAGTAGGAACTTATTTTGATGATTTTGAATTTGCATGCAAATGCGGCCGTCATGGATACGATAGTGACGGACACCCTATTCTCGACCATATTATTGATAAAAGGCTCGTCGATGTATTGGACGCTATTCGCGAACGCATTGGTAAGCCTATTGAAGTATTAAGCGGCTATCGTTGTCTTGAACATAACGCAGAAGTTGGCGGTGTTCCTAATTCTCAACACGTTGAGGGAACGGCGGCCGACATAACCTATGACGGCATTAACGTTGACTACCTCGCCGAAGTGGCCGAGGAATGTGGCGCCGATGGTATTGGTAAATACTACAATCAAGATTTCGTTCATGTTGATGTGCGCGGCTGGGCCGCTCGTTGGACAGACCAAGACTAATATAGGGGGTGTGTGATGTATGAAAATATCAAAAACAAAATTGTACATGCGGTTACTATTCGGCGCGTTGTTTATGGTGTTATTGGCATTTTGCTCGCCTATCTCATTGGCAGCCTCGCCAGCGGATACTTTGAAACAAGAGCCGACTATAAACGTACCTTTGAGCAGTTGGAACGAACTCAAAGGGAACTTGATACAAGCAGACGCCTTAATCAAGAGCTCAAACTTGTCATTGAACGAGGCTCAGACCTTAACCGTCAAGCAAGCGACCGAATTGAACGAATTGAAGATTATCAACGAAGAACGGAGCAAGGAATTGGCCGAGCTCAAAGCTATCAACAAGAAACAGAGCGAAGAGTTAGCGAAGGCATCGGAAATAACAACCGAGCAAGCGAACTCATTGGACGCAGCTTACGCATCATCGAACGAGTTGAAAGCGGAAATAAAGAATAATAAACGAACTGAACAAAGGCTACGCCGGCAACGTGATACATGGGCGATTAGTAATGCAGCTCTTTTCCTTGCTAGCGCTTTACGAAGATAATTCGGAGGTGATCCTGTATCTCCTTACTATGTGAAGGTGGACACATAGGAACAGTCAAATGTTGGTTGATTGTTGAAATTCAAAAGATTGTCAAAAGATTATAGGGCCTATTGTGCTAGTATTTATCAGTGCTAACACGATAGGCCTTATTTTTTTGTATTTATTTTCAAATATCCTGTTGCCTTTATCTTGAATAAGTTATATAATGTAATCAAGATAGAGGTTACATATTAAGGAGGTAACAAAATGAAAATCAAAACAGAAACTTCAATTATCATTGCTTTAACTACTATTAAATTATTTGAATTCAATTTAAAAGGTAAAAAAGCGAGTTTACTCAGAGAATTAACATCAAAAGACAGCCAGTTTATTAACGAAGTAAAATGCAACTGCATTATAGAAAAAGAATTGCCGGTTGGTGTTGTTTTGACAAAGTTAATGGGTGGCGTTACGAAAATAGTCAAAGAACAAATCGGAAATCTAACAAAAGAAGAAAGTGCGTTATTAATGAGATTATTGCAAAATACATTTAACGAACAATTATATATCGTAATTGATGAAGAATATACAGAGTTAAATATGTAATTTATAATAAGCCCTCTTGTGAGTAAGCAAGAGGGCAATAAAAAAGGAGTGTATAAAATGTTAAAAGTAATCGATTTAAACGGTTTTAAACCTATAACAAGAGCGGTAGTTGATACATATGCAGAGGCTTGGAATGTAATATACGAGCAAGAAATGAAGTCTTCTAACTGTATTTGCAAAAATACCAAAGACCAATGGGATGAGTGGGATACAGTAGAGGAGATATACCCTAATTTTACATGGCCTGCTAATGCTAATTATGTATGGACTGCAGACTGGATAGCAGAGCCAGTTGTTGATCCTGCGGAATACAACGAACAAAGCGTAAATAATTTGATAGACGATTTAATGTTGCATTATAAAATTGAAGTGTGCTAGTGGCTTTACTATTGAACGTGTATAATATATCTAACATAGTAATAACTTGGAGTGTATTTTATGGATAATAAACGAAACTGGGGCGGTGCTCGAAAGGGCGCAGGTGCTCCTGTAACAGTAAAGCCTAATAATAAAAGAAAACAACGTGCTATATCGTTGAGTGATGCTGAATATAAGGAATTAAAACGCATAGCTGATAGAAACGGAATTTCTATATCTCAGTTAATAAGGGAAGCCTTTGACCTCTAACGGCAAAAATACGGCAGAAACCTATTTTAAAAATAAGCAACTATATTAATTTTCAGATATCGTTATTTTGTAAAAATCTGATTATATATAAGGAGTTATAAATATTTGATTGTATCAATATTTGAATAGTATAATTATATAGTTAAAGTATATTTTCTAAGGATTGGGGTTTATGGGAGATTATAATTACAAGTTGGATGTCTTTGAAGGTCCTTTGGACTTGCTTTTGCATCTTATTGAAAAACATAAAATAGAAATCACCGATATTCCTATCGTTGAAATTACGAGTCAATACTTGGAATATTTAGATAATTGGAATCACTTTGATATTCATTATAGTAGTGAGTTTCTTGTAATGGCTTCTACTTTGTTACAAATTAAATCGCGTATGCTATTACCTAAAGCTGAACCTGAGCCGGAGGATGCTGAAGATCCACGTGATGAATTGGTAGCTAAATTAGTAGAGTTTAAAAAAATCAAAGATTTTACAGCTATATTGATGGAACGTACAGCTGTATCCGCCAACATATTTAGTAGACCTGAAGAAACAAGCGTACTTGGGATAGACAATGTATATAGTTTAGAACTTTCCCGATTATATGAGATTTTTTATCAGACTATAAAACGCGCTAAGGAATTACCTGAAGAGGAGCCTATTCGCGAGGTCAAAGTTGAAAAAGACAGTTATAGTTTAGAGGATATGATTTTGTCTTTATCTAGTCGAGTACGACGTGGTGAAAGTTTATATTTTAGAGAGTTATTAATAGCAATTGAAACAAAAAGTGGTATGGTAACAATCTTTATGGCTGTTTTAGAATTGTTGAAGCAACAAG